TGCTCGCCATCCTCATCAATCCAATTAGGTATTACAACAGATTCTAATCGTGCAAATAAATCTTTAGATAACTCAGCATCTTTAGATTTGCGCTGCACAATCTCAATTGGCTGATCGTCTTTACCTGGCACGATACTGATTTCAATATCCAATGCACCACGCCATGCCGATGACCCACGCGCTCGATGCTGTGACTCTTCAGATACGCCGGTGTGATGCACTAGAAGGGCAGAGCAATTGAACTCAGTCATCAGGTTATTGCACGCATCCAGCATGGTCTTTGTATCTTGTGCGCTGTTCTCATCGCCATTCATAAAGCGGTGCAGCGTATCCACTACAATCAGTTGCGGCTTAATATCTAAGCTGTTGATGTGATTAACCACACGGTAGAAACCCTCAGGCGTATTCAAATCACAGCCTGTCTTACTAATCCACATGGATAAGCCGCTGGATTGATGGTGATGCTTCCATGCTGCCACCCGACCCCTTAGACCTTGATGACCCTCGCCTGCTAGATAAACAACATTGCCTGGCTTTGTTTTGTGTCCGAACCATGTTGGCATCTTAGCTGCCATGTGCAAACACCAATCCAAAACAACAAACGTCTTACCGCCGCCGGACGGGCCATGCACCATAATTAAAGCGTTTTCCTGTAGCCAATGTTTAACCAGCCACTTGATCGGGGCAGGTTGCTCAGAAAAGCTATCAGCCGGTGTTAGCCATTCGTCATCTTTGTTGGCTGGATTGAGCAGCAAAGCAACATCATGCCCAGCTATTCTGTAATCGTTTACATCGCCTAGTATTTCTGGAATGACGTATCTTGCCCCGTACTTAGCGCAGGCTTGGTCGGCATATCGTTGCCCGACACCCGATGCGTCATTGTCAGCAACAATCACAATATCTTGCCCGATACCGTACTTTTCACGCATTAGACCGGTAACTGGAACAAGGTTTTTTGCTGAGTAAGCCACCACGCAAGGGCGGTTTGTTTCTTCATGGATGGTTGCTGCCGTGGCAAAACCCTCAGCAATATATAGCGTGCCTGGCTCATCAACTGACCCAATAATCGTAAACTTTGCGCCCGTTGCGCCGCCTGGGTGGTACAGTTTGCCGCCATCAATGTCAATGTATTGCAGCGAAGTCAGTACGCCGTTCTCATCATAAAGCGGAAGCACTAACCGACCATCGCCAGTAATTCGTGAACCGTGTGGATGTATGCCTTTTTTCTTTAGGTATGGGTGGTCAACATTTGCCGCCCCACATTCGTACCATATCTTATCTACCGTATTGCTAGCGACTTCATGCTGGCGTTCTAACTCACGGTCACGCTGCGCCTTTAGTTCGGCAAGCCGCCTAACGTGCGCCATTTCTTCAAATGCGTCTAGCTTTCGCCCAATGTCAGCACGCCATGATAGTTCAATACCGGCACGCCAATCACCAAATCGACCCGCTGGAATGGCATCCATATAGCCGATGTACCAGCCTGACTTGTCAATGCCTGGCTTGCCTTTAGTGCCTGAGTTGAAACGATGAATTCTGCCATCTAAATAGATTGCTTCAGGTGGCTCAATGCCAGCGTTACGCATGGCTGTCTGTAGCTGTATTTCAGGCGGGTCTAGGATTTCCGCAACGGGTGGCGTAAAAGCCCCGCCAAAGATTGATTCAATGTTAGCCATTCTTTTGCTCAAAGTAGTTGGACAGCGCTTCAATCACTCGATAAGTAGGGTTAGCTTCGATGTTATCCCGAATGTCACGCACCGTGTTGATATGAAGCCCTGTTGCCTCTGCGACCATGCCTGGACGGCGGTCTGCAAGTTCTTGCCTGATCTGTTCCAATGTCATCATTTTACAACCCCTCGAAAAAAAAATCTGTTTTATTGTTGACATGGTAGCACAAAACGTCTAATGTGTAGCTATGCACAGAACGGAATTGTCCGAAGTGTGCTGACTAGGAGAGTAAAAAATGAACTACTTAGACATCAAAGATGGTTTTGAGACTGTTGTTATGTCCTTTAAGGACTGGTCTGAAATGCAGGAAAATCCAATACAACGCGACACAGAAAGGCACGCAGCCAAAGCCCTAAAAAACCATCTTAAAAAAGATAGTATTACACATTTGAGAGTCAGCGCAGCAGTTACAGAAACTGGAGAAATGTACAAACTAGATGGTCACACTAGGACATATCTCTGGGTTAACGGTCTGCTGAGCGCTCCTAAATATGTATATGTTGACATGTACCGCGTGAACGGTTTGCATGAAGTTATGGAACTGTACAAGCAATTTGACAATAGCGCAGCAGCAGAAGATAGCTTTGACAAATTATCAGGCTCGGTTAATTTGCACGGATATGTATTGCAATCACATTTGCTTAAAAAAAGCGGTTTGACTACGGCTCTCCAAATTGTTACCGGAAGGGTGAAAAATTTTGATATATACAAAGTAGTTGATATGTATATAAACGAGATAAAAATAATTGATAAAATGATGTTGACAGCAAACAATTTAAATAGTGGCGTTCTTGCTGCAATGATTCTTGTTTGCAAAGTATACGGCCCTGATTCTTTGGTTTTTTTCAGAAAAGTAGCAAATGATGAAGGCATAAAAACTTTAGACACAAAAGATGCCGTTCAATCTTTGCGTGAGGCTATTGAAAAAGCAAGAAAAGAAAAGAAAAATGCTGGCAGAGATAACTTAGTTTCAATTTGCGAGAAGGCTCTAAGCGCTCATTATAAATGGATTAACGGAAAAACCATAAAAAAACATTCTGGACTTACTGGTTTTTCGTTAAGTGTTTTTAAAGAGAAACATTCTAAAATTTTAGGAGAGTAAAAAATGTCAATTAACCTTAAGTCAACATCGTCAGTTCATTCTGAAGGAATAAAGGTTGTTGTATATGGTCAGGCTGGGGCAGGTAAGACATCGCTAATTCCTACGCTGCCAAACCCGATCATCATTAGTGCCGAATCCGGTTTGTTGTCGATTCAAGGAAGCAATATTCCTTACATCGAAATTGACTCATATGAAAGCCTAATGGAAGCGTACAAGTTCATTACAACAAGTTCAGAAGCAGAGGCTTTTGACTCAATCGCAGTTGACAGCATCAGCGAAATTGCTGAAGTTGTGCTGGCACACGAAAAGCGTGTCAACAAAGATGGTCGCGCGGCATACGGAGAAATGGCAGTTCAAGTCATGGAAATCATGCGCGCTTTTCGCGACATAAAAGGGAAGCACATCTATTTCTCTGCCAAGTGCGAAAAGTCGCAGGACGAGATGGGTCGCGTGCTTTACGCCCCTTCGATGCCGGGTTCAAAACTTGCGCAGCAGATTCCATATTTGGTTGACGAGGTGTTTGCGCTACGGGTAGAGCGCGATGCTGACGGCAATAGCCAACGTGCTTTGATGTGTGAATCAGATGGGCTTTGGCAAGCCAAAGATAGGTCAGGCAAGCTGGAAGCATGGGAAGCGCCTGATCTTGGTGAGATTATTAAGAAGATTGGGGGTAAGTGATGAAAGCATTTCCAAACTCTAGCCCGTTCAATACAAAAGAAGATGGGATGGATTTGCGCGATTACTTTGCAGCCCAAGCTATGCAAGCATTAATTATTGAAGGAAAAGAAAAATCTTTGCAAATAGCTTGTCAAATTGCTTGGAGAGTAGCTGATGTAATGGTTAGAGAAAGGAAAAAATTTTATGACCTACTCTGAACTCTGCGACCTCTGGATGCAAGCTAAAGAGGATGAAAAGACAGCCATTGAACATCGCCGCGCTTATGAGGATAAATTGCTATCGCTTATTGGCGTATCAGAAAACTTTGAAGGTACAGAAAACGCCGAAGCACCTGGCGGGTACAAAATCAAGATTACAGGCCGCATGAATCGCAAGATTGATGCAGACAAGCTGCAAGAGATTGCAGCGGAGCATGGCCTAACAGAGCATTTGTCTAGCCTATTTCGCTGGAAGCCTGATATTAACAGCAAGGCATGGGAAAAGGCAGACGAAAGCATTACGCGCCCACTCATGGGTGCAATTACAACAACGCCTGGACGGGCATCTTTTGCAATTACACAGGAGCAAGAATAATGGCATTTTTAGACACACCGTTTGACGTAAACGAGCTGCCACAAGGTGACAGCAACTATGAGCTGGTTCCGGCTGGCTGGTATAACGCCACCATCACTAAAGCAGAGATTAAACCCACCAAAGCAGGAACGGGGCAATATATCGCCATCCGTTATGACATCACCGGCCCAAGTCATCAGGGTCGAGTGTGCTTTGGCAATTTGAACATTAAAAACCCAAACAGCCAGGCAGAAGAGATCGGGCGTAAGCAATTGGGAGAAGTAATGCGTGCTATTGGATTGGCTCGCGTGACTGATACAGACCAGCTTATCGGTGGCAGCTTGCAGATTAAGATTGCCATTAAAGAGGCAGACGGTCAGTACGAAGCCAGCAATGAGATTAAAGGCTTCAAGGCAATCAATGGCAGTCAGCCGCCTATGCCTGCACAAAATAATGGAGTTCTCGCCGCTCATGTTGCAGTTGGTGAAAATGTTGCAACAGTTTCAACGTCAGCACCGCCTTGGGCTAAAAAATAACTTTAAGGATGGGGGCGAAAGCCCCCGATAGGAGAGAATTGTGGATTACCAACATTTCATAGCCAATAAAAAACACATGATTGGAAGCTTTGGCTTTGATCCATTATGGTTGCCAGAATCTGCTTTTGATTTTCAAAAAGCTATTATTACAAAAGCGGTTCAAAAAGGCCGTATTGGAATTTTTGCAGATACTGGATTGGGAAAAACCTTAATTCAGATTGCAATTGCTGAAAATATTGTTAGAAAAACAAACAAACGAGTTTTGATTCTTACACCACTTGCTGTTGCTTTTCAATTTATTGAAGAAGCAGAACGTATTTGTGTTGAAAATGTAGAACACAGTAAAGACGGCAGATTTAGTAAAAAAATAATTGTTTGCAATTATGAGCGTTTGCATTTACTAAACCCAGATGATTTTGAGTGCGTTATGCTTGACGAATCGAGCATACTTAAAAACTTCGCCGGTAAAACGCGAGATCAAATTGTTGCGTTTATTAAAAAAATACCTTACAGGTTTTTAAGCACAGCAACGCCATCGCCAAATGATTTTATTGAACTAGGCAACAGCTCAGAGGCTTTGGGTTATATGGGTTACATGGATATGCTAACCAAGTTTTTT